GTAGAGAGTTAAATGAAAAGAATAATAATAAATGTGCTACTCAAGTCGGTAAGGTTAGAAGTGCACAATTAGAATCGGGTGAAGCCATAAGTTTAAAAACTTTGAAGCGTATGTATTCGTATTTAAGCCGAGCCGAAACATATTACAATGAAAATGATACTAATGCTTGTGGCACAATATCATTTCTATTATGGGGTGGTAAAGCGGGATTAAGTTGGAGTAGAAATAAATTAAGAGAATTAGGATTAATAGAATTAACCGAAGGAATTCCACATTATACCAAAGATGGTAAATTGTGGGAAGGGGAAACGCATAAAGATAGTGAGGGTAAATTAATGACGGGTAAGGTTCATAGTGAAGGTAGTCAATATCTATACCATAAAGAAGAATTAAAATAAAAAATCATACTAAAGTATATTGTTCCCATTTTGGTTACATACTAGATGAGTTTATACCTTGCGAAGTATGTGGTGCAAGAGCCGTTGATATTCATCATATAGAGGCTAGAGGGATGGGGGGAACTAAGATAGGTGATACGATAGAGAATCTTATGGCACTATGTAGACAATGCCACGTTGTAATGGGTGATACTAAAACACATATGGAATTTTTAAAAAAGAAACATAAAGATAAATTAGATGGCAAAAGGTAAAAGCGACTCAACCAAAGTATCATTCGGCAAAAGAAAAAGAGGACTAGCAAAGAAATCTTATAACAAACATTCTCCCAAACCAAAACCAAGTAGAGGACAAGGCAAATGATAATACTACCCGCACAAATAGAAGGATTAACATCTAGAAAAGATAAAACAATTAAAGTTACATTTGGAACACAAGAACTAGCACCCAACGACCTAGCACAAGTATTCCAACTTAACCAAAGGTTTTGCTACATAGCTATTAAAGAAGAATCATTCCAACAAGAAGAACTAGATACTCTAGATAATATTAAAACCGACCTAGAATCTAACAAGACCCCATCACAAAGATTAAGGGGTATTTTGTACATTAACTACCAACAAGACAACGAAGGGTACAAAGACTTTATGACTTATTATCTTGGTAAGATGGATAAACTTTGTGAACATTTTAAGTCTAAATTAGATAAATAAACAACACAATTACAGCACAATGGCAGCACAAGATATTATTGAATACCAATTCCCTAAGGGAGTATCGGGGAATCCAAATGGTAGACCTAAAAAGTATGTTAGCTTACTTATAGAGCAAGGGTATAAACTATCCGAAGTAAACGATACAATGCAAAATCTTATGGCAATGAACGAAGAACAATTAAAAACTATTGAAGATGATGCATTAGCTACCGCATTAGAAAGAACAATATGCAAGGCTATACTTAATTCAATGAGAAAAGGTAGCCTATATAATCTTGAGACTTTATTAACTAGAGTATATGGCAAACCAAAAGAACAAATGGATATTAAATCGGATAATAAAATAGAGGTTATCTTTATAGATGGTAAAACCATTTTATAATGCAAATATTCCTACCTATCCCGCACGAGAATCAACAAAGTATCCTAGAATGTGATAAACGTTTTAGGGTGGTGATGTGCGGTAGAAGGTTTGGCAAATCGGAGTTGTCTCAAATACTATCCGTTACATATGCCGTTAAAGGTCTATCCGTTGCATATATTACCCCTACTTATGGATTGGCTAAGGTTTTCTTCGCAAAGCTAACCGAGTCTCTAGAAATGCCTAAGAATAAGTCCGACCTTAAAATAGACTTCCCCAATGGTGGTCAAGTAGAATTTTTCACGGGGGAACGTTTAGATAATCTTAGAGGTAGAAAGTTTCACCTAGTAATAATAGATGAGGCATCATATATCCCCGACCTTGAACAAGGATGGCAAAATAGTATAAGACCTACACTTACCGATTACAAGGGCAAGGCAATCTTCCTATCAACTCCTAGAGGCAAGAACTACTTTTATAGTTTGTTTATGAAACAAGGCGAACCCGATTGGGCTTCCTTCAAATTTACTAGCTATGATAATCCATTCATAGACCCGCAAGAGATAGATGAGGCTAGGATGCAACTACCCGAAGTGGTATTTGAGCAAGAGTATATGGCGAACCCTAGCGAGAATAGTGCGAACCCATTTGGTAACAAGTTCATTGAGAATTGCATTAAGCCAATTAGCAATCAACCAATAGTTGCATTTGGGATTGACCTTGCAAAGTCGGTTGACCACACAGTGATAATAGGTCTTGATAATAGCGGTAACGTGGCTTATTACGACCGCTTCCAAATGGATTGGCATAACACTAAGGAGAATATTAAAAGACTCCCTAGATGTCCTATATTGATAGATAGCACGGGAGTAGGTGACCCCATCACCGAAGATTTAAAAAGAGAGGGCATAATGGTAGAAGGGTTAAAGTTTACGAGTCAATCTAAGCAACAACTAATGGAAGGTCTTGCAACCGCCATTCAACAAACAAGAATAGGATTCCCTAGCGGTGTTATAGTAAATGAGTTAGAAGTCTTTGAATATCAATTCACCGCTAATGGTGTAAGGTACTCCGCACCTAGCGGATTCCACGATGATTGCGTTATGGCATTGGCATTAGCTTGGTCTAACTTTAGTATTAAGAGAGGCAATGGTAGGTACTCATTCGTATAACATAAGTCAAAAAGTCAAGTTATTGCTATGCTTTGTTATAACATAAGTCAAGTTATAACATTACTTTGTTCCTTTAAAGTAACATAACAATAGCTATATGTTACTTTTAATACACAATATCGTACGAACAAGTGTTTCAATGTTACACAATTTGTGATGTTCACGAATCCGTGAACTTTTGATTTTTATGAACAATTATTAATAGTAAACTTATCAATCACAAAAGTTATCTTATAAGGCAACTTTGAGCCGTATATGATTGACAATCGGCTCATATTTGATTGATATACCGCTTATCCTTAAATATTGCCGTTCATCACAAAGTCTAAAAATAGTTGGGAAGATGTTTGGAAGATGTATATAAGATACCATATCTTCGCTATATCAAAAACAAACAAACTATGAAAAATTTTACAAAAAACACAATGACAACTGATTTTACAATTGAAACTACACCTTGTATGGTATCACTTTTGGGTAAATTTCAAACATTTAAAGTAGGAGACAGGATAGAAATTTTTAACACAATTACAAAGGAAGTTTATCGTACTGCAACAATATTAAATAGAGGTCAGCAGTTAACCGAGAAAGGCGAAAAATTAGAAAATTCTTTAAGAAGTGCAAGAGTATTAAATATTAATTAACCCAATTGAAAAAACCATTAGTTATGAAAACAAATTACACAACTTTACATTTAGCAATTGATGATTTAAAATTAATTGATGAAGCACTTTGTACTTTGCATAAATCAAGCAAAAGTGATAATAAAAAAGATGAATTAAACAGATTAATCTGGTTAATATCACAAGCAATTAATCCTGAATTATATGAATATTCAGATAGTCAATTAATGAACTCTTAATAACCCCCAAAGGTAGGGGTGCGACTACTCAACGCACAAATTTTAAAACCAAAAACAAAACATATGAGTAAGTATTCAGCTTGGGATAGAAAATCAGACTTTGATGAAATCTATGTCAAATTAAAAGAGAAAGAAAATCTATTAGGTGTAAAATTAGATTGGAAAAAAATTAAAAGAACTAGCTTATTAACTCTATTAGTTTTAGAGCAAAGTTTAAATAAAAGATTAAAACAAAAAGTATATGAAACAGAAACAGTATAACACAGAAGCAGTCATTATATTAGTGGTAGTATTTCTGATAACTGCATACTTAGAAAATATTTAACTTACTATCCCTGCTAATTTAATAATTAATAATCGTAGTGGGTTATCCTGAAATGGGAGCAGGGATATTTTAAAACTTAAACAATGAACAATTACGAACTAAAACAAGGCATCTTAGATAAGATGGAAAATGAACTTCTTATAGAAAAGATAATGAAACTTGAAAAAATAATAGGTGATTTAGAATCTGAAATAAGATACATAAAAGCTAAAAACAAAGAGAATGAAAGAGACGCTATCAATGATTAAGTTCTTTATTATTTCCGTTCCATTATTTTGTATAGTCTATTTAATTGTCTTATCTTTATGCAAAATCAAGGAACTATGTGGGAAAAAATAAACGTTTGGCAATACCAACAAATTTATAATGCCCTTAATAATAAATCTAAGGATGAAACCGATTTGGATTTAAAGGTTAAGTTGGTAGCAATAGTCAACAATATGACAGAGATGCAAGTAGATAGCCTTCCTTTGGATGAATATAAAGAGTTGAGTAAAACCATTGAGTTCTTAAATGAACCCATTAAAGGGAAGCCTGTCAAGTGGATACCCATCACCAAGAATAAAAGGTATAGGATTGTTTATGATGTAAGCAAGATGCCATTTGCAAGGTATATAGAAAGCAAGGTATTTAGCGAGGATTTATATGGAAACCTACATAAACTTGCAGCTACAATGGTAGTACCCGAATATAAGAAGAGATTCCACATTTGGTATGACCAACCATATGATGCTAGTAAACATCAAGAGTATGCGGATGATATGCTCAATGCTAGATTTATAGATGTATATAATTCGTTGGTTTTTTTTTATCAAGTATACAGAAATTGGATAGAAGTTTCACAGGGTTATTTGGCGAACAAGTTGAAAGAAACGGGGATGACAACGGACAAAGCGAACGAGGTGGTTCAAAGTTTATGCAATATTTTGGATGGCAATATAGCACCAAACTTATTGCCGACTACGAAAATTGCCGAGTTACGGAAGCATATGATATGAGTACAATAGAGTGTTTAAATATACTATCATATCTAAAATCAAAAACGGATTTTGATAATGAGCAATTAAGAAAAGTTAGATAGATTTCATAGTTAGGTTTTGGTTAGACTACCCCTACTCTTAAAAAAGGTGGGGGTTAGTTATTTTTAGACCTTTACCCTATTTATTGGTAATGAGCATAACTAAAGCACAAGCATCGGCATTAGCGGAAGGATTCTTAAATACATTAGGTGAACAACCTATGAAAGAAGGCGAGTTCCCTATTATTGAAAAGCTATTATTAGACTTTGGAGGTGACTTTATTAAAAATGCTCAAAAGAATCTAAATGCTAATAACTCAATAGCATCGGGAAAAATCAATGACATCCGTATGAACTTTACCAAATTTGGTACAAGCTATACAATATCATTGGGTTATCCTAAAAGCGAACCCGCTTCAAAGTATTGGGATTTTATAAACAAAGGTGTTAAAGGAACTAAGAATATTAAAGCGGATGCTAAAACTCCTTATAAATTTAACCCATCAAAAAAAAGTATTCCTATTTCGGTAGCCGAAAGATGGTTAGGTTATAATAAATTAAAAGTTGTAGCCGTTAAGCCTTATAGAAAATTAGGAGTAGAAACAAAAGCTACGGATGAAAAAAAGTCTTTGGCTTATGTATTAGCTAGGTCTATACATAGAAAAGGTATTAGGTCAACCCATTATTTTGATGATGCACAAAAAGAAACATTCGGTAAAAACTTCTATGAGGTAATGGAAGTAGCTTTAGGAAAAGATATTCAAATTAAGATTAAACAAATAGGTAAAGAATTAAGCAATGGCAATAACAATAGAAAGTAGTCCTGCTCCTTATAGTAGTATGCACGATGACTTATGGTATGTTTCTAGTTCAACTAATGTAGGACAAACCGCATTTAAATTCGTATATGATATTTATATTAATAATGCACAAGTAAGTAGAACTAAAATATACCCATCACCAAGTGCGGAAGGAAGCTATGGAGTTTTTAATGCATCCCCAATAGTAAGGGCATATGTAACAAACTACTTTGAACCTAGCGGTTCTACAATTTTAGTTGCTTCCAATGATAAGATAAAGGTTGATTCTACAATTAAAATAGGTGAAGAATATGTAAGCGGTGGCAACTTAATAACTAACTTAAATTTAGTTAGTGGTGCATTAAGTTCATATAATTATTATCCCCCATTATTTGCGGATATTCTATTTACAAATAGTAATACTCCTTTAGTATTGTCCAATTATTATGACAATTTACTTATAACAAACTTTACGGATGATTGGATTACCGAAAGAAATAATGATAATCTTGTAATTGAATATGGAGATAATTTCTATGCAACATCTTTTAGAGTAACAAGTGGAACTTATTATGCTTGGATAGATGTAATTAATGAAAGCGGTTCTGTAATTAATACGGCAAGTGGAGGTATTACGTTTAATGGAGAAATGAATTTATTTAATCTTCAAGCAGGTTATATTAATACCTTTGCGGGTACAACATTAATTACGGATACTACTTATGGCTATCAAGTATATCTTAAAATAGGAGTTGCGGAATCTAGAAAATTAACATTTATACAAAAATGTTATCCTAAATACAAGCAATACAATCTTCATTTCCTTAATAGGCTAGGAGGATGGGATACAATGAAGTTTGCTTTAGTTAATAAACGAAGTACGGAATTACAAAGGGCATCATATAGAAGAAACGATTGGCAATTGAGTGGCAATGCTATGACTAACATAGATTCATATAATAAGTATAATGAAACTACTTTAAACTTTGCGATTCAACATAAAGATAAATTCCATTTAATATCGGATTGGGTTAATGAACAAGACTACGAATGGTTAGCACAACTATTCGCAAGTTCTATTGTATATATGGAAGTGCAAGGTGCTTATTTTCCCGTAACAATTAGTAGTACTAATTACGAATATAAATTAGAAACTAGCGATAAGTTATTTAATTTTGAAATTGACATTGAAGTAGGTAAATATTTAACAAGCCAATTTAGATAATGATAAGTACGGAAATATATATAGAAGATTATAAGCTAGATTTATTACAAGATATAAGCACGGAGTTTAATTATACCATTGATGATATAGTAGATTTCGGTTCTAAGAATACTTCTTTTTCAAAGACTATTAATATCTCTGGCACGGCAATCAACAACAAAATATTTGGTTTTGTATTTGATTTAGGCAATGCCAACTTTACCGATGACACTTTGCCAAATGTCAATTATAATTTCAATGCAAGTAAATCCGCACAATGCCGAATATTTATTGATAAAATTCAAGTGTTTAAAGGAACATTAAGAATATTAGAGATAGTAATTGACAATAAAACAATAGAATATCAATGTAGTGTATTTGGTGAGTTAGGTGGGTTTATCTCATCTTTAGGAAATAATAGATTAGAAGATTTAGATTTTAGTGCTTATGACCATACCTATACATATACTAACATAACAACTAGTTGGGATGCAGCTAATGGTAGTGGGTATTATTACCCATTGATTGATTATGGTAATGTAAGAAGTGTAAATAATATTGACTACAATGTAATGACATTTAGACCCGCATTATATGTAAAACAATACCTAGAAAAAATATTTGCAGGTAGTGGTTATGATTATGAATTTCCTTTATTAAGTACTAATGAATTTACAAGATTAATAATACCACATAATCAAAAGGTATTATCTAGTATTAGCAATACTCAATTAATAGCAACTCCAAAAGTACAATCTTACACGGGCTCGGGTGTATTTATACCATTACAATTTACTGCTAGTTCTTTAGGTAACTTTACTTTAGTCAATAGTGATAGTACATTTATATATAATGGTACAAGCAAAGTAATAAATATAGATTTTAAATTAGTAGGACAATATATAAGTGGTGGTATAGCTACATTAAATATAAAAAAGAGTAGTGCAATTATTGGTAGTTATTATATTGGTGCACCATTTATAGGGCATTACTTTACCGCTAATATTAATTTAACTAATATAACAATTAATACAAGTGAGAGTTTAGAATTCTCATTAGATTGGACAAGTAGTTCAACTAGTTATAATTTAGTTGTTCAATCGGGTGGTTCATTAAGTATAACAACAACTAGTAGCGATGTAGTTCCAACAAATTATAACGAGACTATTAAAATGAATAGCACTATACCAAAGGGAATATTTCAAAGGGATTTCTTTTTAAGTATATGTAAAATGTATAATCTTTATGTATATGATGATATATTTACCGACAAAAAGATATATATAAAACCTTATATAGATTTCTATCCTACCACTTATGCTAATGCTTTAGATTGGTCTAATAAAATAGATAGGTCTAAGCCATTAAGCATTAAACCAATGAGTGAACTAAATGCTAGATATTATCAATTTAAATATAAAGATGATTCGGATTACTACAATGAGAATTATAAGAAGAAATATAATGAGAACTATGGCGATAGGTTATACGATACTACTTATGATTTTAGTAAGGATACGGAATCATTGGAGATAATATTTGCATCAAGTCCATTAGTTCAAATAAGTGGTGTTGATAAAAGAGTTACCCAAATATTAAAAATATCGGATAACAATACTAAAGAACAATCGGTAGATAGTGTTATTAGAATAATGCAAGTGCAAAAAATTAGTAGTGTGGCATCTTGGAATATAAAAAACCAAGCGGGTACATCTAACTTAGTTACATTAACTAGTTATGGCTATGCGGGTCATTTGCATTTTAATGGTAGCGGAATCCCCGACCAAGATATAAACTTTGGAGCACCTAAAGAAGTATATATTAATACAACATCTTATCCAACTACTAATTTATTCAATGCGTATTATAGTGATTATATAGCCGAGATTACCGACAAGAATAGTAAGCTATTAAGTTGTAGTGCTTTATTAAATTCGGTAGATATTAATAATATAGATTTCTCAAAATACATATGGATAGATGGGATATTGTATAGGTTAAATAAGATAGAAAACTTTAATCCTATGGAATACAACACAACGAAAATAAGTTTATTAAAAGTAATTGAAACAACATATATATAATGGCAGAGAATTTAGATTTAAACGTCAACGTAAACACGAAAAGTGCGGAAGGTTCGGTTGGTTCACTTAAAAAGCAATTAAGGGAAGCACAAAACGAAGTAGTATCATTATCGGAAAAATTTGGTGCAACATCAAAACAAGCTATTGAGGCAGCAAAAAGAACCGCAGAACTTCGTGATAAAATAGGTGATGCTAAAGCGTTGACCGATGCATTTAATCCCGATGCTAAATTTAAAGCATTAACATCTTCATTAGCGGGAGTTGCAGGTGGATTTGCTGCACTACAAGGTGGTATGGCTTTATTTGGAGCGGAAAGCGAGAATGTACAAAAGAGTTTATTAAAGGTTCAATCAGCAATGGCTTTATCACAAGGATTACAATCCGTTGGAGAAAGCATAGATTCATTTAAACAATTAGGTGCTGTTATAAAAACACAAGTAATAAGTGCATTTGGTACTTTAAGAGGTGCAATTATATCAACAGGTGTTGGTGCTTTAGTTGTAGGTGTTGGTTTATTAATAGCAAACTTTGAGAAAGTAAAAGAAACTTTAAATAATTTATTTCCAGGTTTAGAAGAATTTGGTAATAAAATAAAAGGTATTGTTCAAGGCATCACAGATTTTATAGGGGTAACAAGTCAAGCTAAAAGAGATGCCGAAGCATTAACTAATGGTATTAATGCTTATATTAAATCATTAGATAGGTCAATTAAAGAACTAGAATCACAAGGGGGTAAAGAGGAAGAAATATATAAAGCTAAAAGAGATAGAATTGAAAAACAAATAAGTTTAATTACAAAATCTAGTGATGAAGAAATACAAAAGAAAGCTGATTTATATACTGATTTAAAAGTTTTAGAAAATAACGAAGATAATAGAATAAAAAAAAGAGATGAACAACTTGCAAAAGAAAGAAAAGAAAGTAGATTAAAAGAGCAAGAAAGGAATGAGGCTAGTGTAAAAGCTAATCAAGAATTTGAACTTAAAATACAACAAGATTTATTAAAATTAGATGAGGAAAATGCAGCTAAAAAAAGAGCAATAGAGTTTCAAAGAAATGAAGATTTAATAACGGATTTAGATTATAAAAATGCGTTATTAGATAATGATTTTGCCGAAGACCAACAAAGACTTGCAAATAAAGAAGCATATATAGCAGACCAAAAAGCTATTGAATTATCAAATTTAGATTTAACAGAACTAGAAAGATTGCAGATAATTTCTAAGTATGCTGCAATGGAAAGAGATATTGATAAATCAATTACTACAAGTAAGAAGGAAGAAAAAAAAGCACAAGTAAAAGAGACTATTGAATTAATGGGTCAGCTTACTGATGCGGTTGGTAAAGATACAATAGCAGGTAAAGCATTAGGAATAGCAACGGCTACTATAAATACATATCAAGGAGCAAGTGAGGTAATAAAACAAAAATCAACATTGCCATCACCTTTTGATGTCATATCTAAAATTGCAAATGTTGCTGCAATTATAGCTACGGGTATTAAAACAGTAAAGGCTATTTCTTCGGTTCAAGTTCCTGGCGGTGGTGGTGGCGGTGGTATTCCATCATTATCAAATATATCACCTATAATTCCACAAGTACCAACGGCACAAGTAACACAATTAAATCAACAATCAATTAACGATATAGGTAACCAAGCAGTTAGGGCATATGTTATTGAAAGTGATGTTACTAGCAATCAACAAAGAATATCTGCTATTAGACAACGAGCAAGATTTAGTTAATATTTTAAAATATACTATTTATGAGTATGGAATTACCTTTATATATGTTGGAGATTTCGGATGATTTTAATGATGATGCCGAAGTACAATTTGTAGCTTTAGTAGAAAGACCCGCCATTAAAAAAAATTGGAATGCATTTAAAAATGAGCAAAAGTTTCAAATCATTAGTGAGGACAAACGTATTATTAGTGGTTGTGCTATGTTGGCAGATACTCCTATATTTAGGAGCGATGCTAGTTTTGGCGATTATTATGTTGCTTTTTCTAAAGACACAATTACAAAAATTGTTCAAAAATATTTTAAGAAGGGTTACCAAAACAATGTTAACTTAATGCACGACCCTAACCAAGTTGAAACGGGGGTGACTATGTTTGAAAGTTTTATTAGTGATAAGTCTAGAGGTATATTACCGATGAAAGGTTTTGAAGATGCTCCCGATGGGAGTTGGTTTGTTTCAATGTTGGTAGAGAATGATGCGGTATGGCAACAAGTTAAAGAGGGAAAAATTAACGGGTTCTCAATTGAAGGTATATTTAATTACACCCCCATTGCTCCAAAGGAAGAGATGTTGATGAGCCAAATATATAGCATCTTAAAGGAAGTTAATTTTGGAGGGCTAGGAAGCGGTAGAAGACCCGAAGGTGGTAGTGGTAGCGAACCAAGTAGTTCGGGCAAAATAGGGGGTCTTACGCCTGAAGAAATAGCATCTAAGTACCAAAGAGATGCTCAAGCAAGTGTTGATAAATTAACATCATCACCTGATATGGATACAAGAAAATTATATCAAGATAAGGATGGTAATTACAATGAAGAAAGAACTCAATTTCATAAAAGTTTAACACAAGATGAAATTAATAAAGGTTCTACAAATTTAGGAACAACATATTTTTTAGGTGGAGCACCAGCAACAGGGAAAAGTTCATTAGAAAAATCAGGTCTAGTTACTTATCCTGAAGGAATTTTAAAAATAGACCCTGATGAAATAAAAAAAAAATTGCCTGAATTTAATAAAATGTCAGATAATAAAGTATTTGAATCTGCATCTAAAGTACACGAAGAAAGTTCAAAAATATCTAAAGATATAGTTAGAAATGCTTCTAATAATAAAATGGATTTAGTTATTGATTCAGTTGGTGATGGTACTTATGAAAGTGTAGTAGATAAAGTAAAACAACAAAGAGATGCGGGTAAAAGTGTTGTGGCTAATTATGTAACAACAGATGTAAAATCATCATTAGATAGGGCAGAAAAAAGAGGTAGAGAAACATCAAGAAATGTTCCTTCGGATTATATAAAAGATATGCATAGGGAAGTTTCTACTATATTCCCAAAGTTAGCTGCTAATAATATATTTAATGAATTAAAGTTATATGATAATAATGGAAGTAGTCCTAAACTTATTTATAGCAAAAAAGATGGTAAAGAAACCATCTTGGATAAAAACGCTTACAATACCTTTTTAAAAAAATCTAAAGGTTAGAAGGAATATAAGGCATTTGACCTTTTTTCTTCATTTCTTCTAATTGAGATACGATTTGTTCTTCATAAGCATTGGTAGGCTTTCTACCATTAATTAACTCAATTAGAACTTTTTCTTTTTGTTCTAGTTGAATTGGCTTGTTATCTACTATTATTTCTTTCATATATGTAAGTTAAGGTATTTATTATAAATAGCAAAATCTAATTTATTAAGCATACCAACTAGAATAAACCCCATTTTCTTCTTTACTTTCAATGAAATTACAAAAACATCCGTGCTTTGCTGATATGTGATAACTTATGTTTCCATTGTAATTAACCGAAGTTACAATTCTTTTAAGAATCGGTTCACCTACAAAATAATCTTTAATAGGCTTAACATTTGCACACATAAAACCTTCTGAACCTTTAACATAGCTACTAGCAATTTCTCTTAAAATTACGGATTTTGCTTTAACTTCTACGATTTGATAGAAATCAATATTAGTTTGGTCATATCCCCAAGAATTGTAAATGATTGAACCTTCTACAAAATTGTGGTTCATAACCTTTTGTGCTTCCTTCTTAATAGCTTTTCTTTCATTTTCGGCATTCACATTCTTTTCAACTCTCTCAATCCATTCATTACAATACTCAAGCATTCTTTCAATGCTTCTAAATCTGTAATTAAATAAAGGCTTTTTAAATCTAGCTTTACTTTTGATTCTTACACAATAGGCAATAATAAGTGGTTCTTCTTTGATTGAAAGGTGAAAACCAAGACCTTCATACTTTGCGATTAGATTTTTCATAGTTGTTTATTTTTATTTTTAAATAATTTCTTTATATAATTCGGAACTTTTCATTTTTGATTCAAGGTAGAACCATTTTAATTTGCTCATTAAAATTTCATTGAAATGAGATTCATTTTGAAAGGCATTAGTAGAAACTGAAACACCTTCATTAATACCATGAGTAAAATTTTCAAACTCAAGAAAATATCCATACTCATTAGGAGTTTTAGAATATTCACTAAATAATTGTTGAAATGGTTCGGCATTGTGACCGATGTAACCTAGATTGTAATAATTAACATTTTTCATAATTGATTTTTTATTTGATTAATAATTGAATTAAAATTGATAGAATAGCTGAAATAATTAAAGTAAGCAATAACTTAACTTCAATTGGCGGTGGTAGTGTTTTGTGGCTCATAGCGTTTGTTTTTGGTGTCTCTCAATGACATAGTAAAAGTACACAGGTTTTGTACATCTTCCAAACATTTAACCCCTTTTTTTAGACAATTTGATGAACGGCAAATATCAAGGATGAACGGCTAAGTGATAATATTAGGCTTAACTATATATTTATATAAAAATATTTATGAATCCAAAAGAAGCATTAAATCAAATAAGAGCATTATTTGAAAATATGCCACAAGTAGTTGAGCCACAAGCACCTAGCGAACCACAAGTAACTAAGGTAGAAATGGCTGAATATTCTTTAGTAGATGGAACTAAGGTTCAAATCTCCGCTTTAGAAGTTGGTGGTATGGTTCAAATGGCTGATGGTACACCCGCTCCACAAGGTGAGCATCAATTAATGGATGGTACATCTATCAAAGTTGATGAAATGGGAGTTATCATAGAAATCTCTTCCCCTAAAGAAGATGTAGTAGTAGAAGAACCCGTTGCACCCGCTTCCGCAGTTGCACCCGCACAAGATACTACCGCAATGGCACAAGAATTAAAGGCTGAATTTGCAGAGCAAAAGAGCCAATTAGAAGCAAAAATTACTGAATTAGAGAACAAAGTGAGACAAGGTTTTGGACAAGTAGCCGAATTAGTAGAGGCACTTTCAAATACTCCAACCGCCGAGCCAACTCAAAAGTCAGCTAATGCATTTCAATCTTATGTAACTACTAATGATAGCAAGTACGAAAGATTAGAAAAATATAGAAACGCAATTTTAAACAAATAAATTTATAAACAATGGCATTTTCAATTAGTACATTAACTAACTATACCAAAGAAAACGAAGCACAATTAGTGACTTCATC